CTTGCGCCCCTGGTGTTCCACCTGCTCCACTCTCGCTTTCGGCAAAAAATACTGCTGCAAGACGTAGAACTGCGGATCCTCCGGCCGCCGGATGAGCAGCGTGGCACAGGTCAGGTCGGTGGTAGCGGACAGGTCACAGCCGCCGATGGCATAGGTGTGGTTCAGATAGTCCGCCTCCGCCACCGTCTCATTCTTCAATACCGCCCAGGGCAGCCAGCTGGCCGCGGAATTTTCTTGGATATTGAAATCCTTGACCAACAGGGACGGCAGACAGGACGGGTCATGCTTGGCACGCTCCACATCGTCCGCCAGCTGCTGGCGGCTCTTGATGGTGCCCAGACCGGGGTTGGCCTTCGCCCAGGCGTCCGGGTCTGTCCACTCCGCCCGATCATCCAGGGTGTACAGCACCGGCAGCAGATGGGCGTCCGCCACCGTCCCCTTGGCCACCGAGAGGGCGTATTCGAACAGGTCATCGTAGATCCCCTCCCGGGCGAACCCGGCCGTGGTGATGGTGCCAAAGATGGGCTGCTTGCGCGCCTTCATGCCCTGCTTGGTCACGTCGTACAGGTTGCGATCCTCCTGAGCGTGCAGCTCATCACAGGAGCAGTAGTGCAGGTTCAGCCCGTCCAGGGTCTTGGACTTGGACGCCAGCGCCTTCATGGTGCTGTTGGTCAGCTTGAACTCCATCCCGCCGATGATAGGCACCACCAGGGCGGACAAATCCGCGTCCTGCTCGATGATCTTCCGGGCAGTCTTGTAGACGATGGCCGCCTGGTCATATTTCGTGGCGATACTCACGCACTGCGCACCCGCCTCCCCGTCCGCCACCAGCATATAGACCATGATGCAGGCGGACAAAAAGCTCTTGCCATTTTTGCGGGCGACCAGGAGGAAAAACTCTCGGAACCGCCGCAGCCTGGTCTTTTTGTCCACCCACCCAAAGAGGGTCTGGATGAACGCCTTCTCCCACAGCTCCAGCTTGACCAGCTGCCCGGCGTGTTCCCCCTCGTAGTGGCGGCAGAAGGTCTCGATGAACCGGATGGCGTGGTCGCCCAGCTTGGCGCTGAACCGGTAGGGGCAAGCCTTATCCGCCGCCTCCGCGTCCAGGCGCTCATACACCTGCCGCACCGGCTGGGACACCGTCACCGTCCCTGCCCGGATGGCACGCACATACTGGCGGACGTAGTTCACGGCCATGGGGTCACTTGCCCTTCTCCAGGAAGCTGGCCAGCTTTTCCCCGGCGGCGGAGCGTGCCATGTCCTTCTTGTCCGGCAGCAGATCCGCCAGCTTTTTGCCCATGTCGCCGTAGCGCTGCACCAGGGAGCAGTAGGCTTTCATAGCCGGACTTTCCCGCAGCATGGACTGTTTTCCCTGCTGAAATTCGTCCACAGCGCCCTCTTTTCGGATGGTTTGCTTGAGTTTTTTCAGCTGCGATTCCATGAATTTCAGCTCCGCGATGTACTTCTCCGCCACCGCCTGTCTGCCGGGGTCAACTTTGTTGAAGATCTCCTGATAGGCCCCGTACTTGCCCGTTTTCGTGCTTGCCATAGCGTCTTACCCCCCCTTATGGCGTGGTCTTGCGTGTTAACTTGAGAGCGCTTCTCGGTTCTCTTGCCCACCCCCAGGCGACTACCCCTCCCGGGGGGTCAGCTGGCCGTCGGCGTCGAAGAAAAACCCGTCCGCACAGTCCGCCCGCCCCAGCGTGATGGCTGCGTGGCAGTCGTGGCACAGACTGTGCAGCAGCGCCGGGTTCAGCGCCACCGTTGGGTCGTCGATGTTCTCCGGCGTCAGCGGGATGGCGTGATGCACCTCGGTTGCCCTGCCCCCGCACTCCTCGCAGCTGTACAGATCCCGATGCAGCACCTCCGCCCGCAGCGTCCGCCACGCCACGCTGCGATAAAACTTTCTCGCCCATTCCTTCGCCATCTCGTCACCTTCTCCCAAAAATCCAGAGGATTTTCGGGAACCCTCTTTGGATTTCACCTGCTCGGCGGAAGTGAATTCCGCCTGCGCCAAGATTTTGCTGCCGCAAAATGCTTGTGACGCCGGACTCCCGGCGAATCATTTTGTCACCAGCCCATCCGTGCCCTTCTGCCGTCCTGGGCTATCACCTCCAGGCAAAACAAAAAGCGCCCAGCGGCTTCAACTCTCGTTGAAACTACTGGACGCTGGACGCTTGGTCGCGGGTCGCTACGATATGGACTTGGATTTTCTTGTGGCAGCGCTTGCAAGACAGCACCACGCCGTCCACGCTGCAACCTGGCGGATACTCCCCCGGCAGCTTGCCGCCGCAGATGGGACAGATCGCCCGGCTGTTTTCTATTTTGATTGTATCACAGTTTGGGAACCTTTTCAATGCATAATCCCCCGATTCCTTCTAAGATGAACATATAGTTCAAGTCTTACTATATAGTTAAAAACATATTCGCCCGCCCGTCAGGCGTCAGGTAGGACAGTGATTCCACCGTGCCAAAGGCGTTCTCGCACAGCGGCCGACGCTCCACGGTCTGGCATCCCCGCGGCGTCACCAGCCGGTAGTGATCCGGCACGAACATCCGCTGCACGGTCGGGTCTTGCAAGGCGTTGGGCGGACGGCTCCGGGAATACAGCCGCTTGTTTACCGCATCCGGAGCCTCCTTGCACAGATACCCAGCCAGCCTGGGCACGGACGTGATCCGGAGATGCGCCACCCGTGCAAACCCGTAGGCACCCGCCCAGGCTTGACGGAGCTTGTCCTGAGTCACGCCCTGCCCGGCCAGCACCACATGGAAATGATACCGACCAGCGCCGTGCCGGTGCTCCAGCACCTTCAGGTAGCGCAGCCCAGAGCAGCCCGCCTGTTTCAGCCGCTTGAGGAAATACTGGAACTTGGCGTCCGCCTGCACCTTCTCCGGCGGCAGCTTGTCCTCCTGGAAGGTGAGGACGCAATACCAATCCTCTGCCGTGAAGTTGTTCTGAATGAGCATCTCCACACAGCGGCGCTTGGAGTGGACGTACCGGGAGACAGAAGTCTGAATGGCTCGCTTCTGCCGCTTGACCTCTAGATTGTCCGTGTCCCGGATTCTGATGTTGGTGTACAGGATCTTCTGCACCTCATTCCGGGCGGCGATGATCTTCAGCACCTTCAAAACGGCAGCTCCCCATCGGACTCGGTCACCTCAGCAAAGCCGCCGTCCTGGGGATGTCCTGGGGCGCTCTGAGCCGCAATGGGTGAGATGGAGACGAACCCAGCGTTGATGCCCTTGTACGTCCGACCTTCATACTCGTTGGTGTACGGCGCGCCGGTCACCATCACTGCATCCCCGCTGTGGGCCGTGGCCAGCAGCTCTGCTGCCCCGCGCCAAGCGGTGATGTTGATCCAGATGGGCTTGGGTCTCCCCTGCTCATCCAGCTCCTTCGGGTTCGTCCCGGCAGCAATGCCCACGGTGCAAAAGGGCGTGTGGTTCTTCCCCACCCTCCTGAACTTAGGGCTGGAGCAGCGCCCCGTCACCAGCCACTCCCCGCCCTGCATCTTTAGGTATCCCATTCTACTCTCTCCTTCAACACGCCTAGTGCGACCCGATACGCCTCCCGTGCTTTCGCCCAGGCAGCCATCAGGCCATCGTCCTCGTCCTCCTTCATGCTGCACCAGGATTCCATTACTTCCGCAGTGTGCAGTCGATCCTGGAAGAAGGCGATCACTTCCCACAGTTCCATCTTACGTCCTCCCTTCAAACAGACACTCCTCATCCATGCTAACCTGACTAGCCTCCCACCGCAGCTCCTCCCCAGCCTCCTCGACTCGTTCCCGCAGCGGCTTATGCTCCTGCCGCTGGCTGAACCGCTGGGTCTGGCCGTCAAAGTCCAGGGCGATGATCTTCAGCGCCTCGCCCTCCTTGTTCTTGGCGATTTTCAAATCTCGGTCGGGCTTCGACCCATCATTGGGATACAACCGGTAGAGCAGCAGCACAATGTCTGCATCCTGTTCCAACTGCCCCGACTCCCGCAGGTCGGACATAGAGGGCTTCACCTGCGCCCGATCCTTGGCCGGTCGAGACAGCTGGGACAGCCCCACCACGGTGATGCCGTACTGATTGGCCAGGGTGTGCAGGGTCATGGAGGTCTGGGACACCTGCTCGTAACGGGTCGCCCTGGGGTTCTCCGCCTTCAAGAGCTGGATGTAGTCGATGTAGATAATCTGATAGTTTTTCGCCTTGGCCAGGTTCATGACCTCGGCGGCGGTTCGGCCTGCCGCAGGCAGAATATCCAGGTGCCGGTCATACACCGTCTGCCCGTTGTGGGCCATGGCCTGCCAGTCCTCATCGCTGAGCTGGTGCCGCTTGATGCGCTCCATGGGCAGACCGCACACCATGGACATCTGCCGGTCAAACAGCTTGTCCGGACGAGTCTCCAACGAAAAGAACCCCACCCGATACTGCTCACTCTGTGCCCAGGCGAAGGACAGTGCCAGGGCAGTCTTGCCATCACTGGGGTAGCCGCCCAAAATCACGAAATCCCCCAGCTCCGCATACAAGCGCATATCCAGCTTTTTCAGCCCCCAAGGCAGGTACTTGACCGCCTTCTGTGCGTCGTGCCGCTCATAGAACCGCCCCAGCAAATCCTGCTGGGTGAACGTCTCCTGGCTGCTCCGCACCGCCAACGCCTCGGAAATGCTAGCCGCTGCCTCCCTGGCGGCGTCACTGGTCTGGCACTCCGCCAGCGCCAACCCAAGCCCCCGCAAGCGGCTGAGCTGAGCCTGATCCAGGAGGATGTCCATGTACGCCTTGCAGTTGGCCGCTGTAGGCGTCAAGTCCAGCAAGTCCAGCACCAGCTTCCGGTTTTCGGCGGCGTCTCCGTCCAGCGCATGGAGCACCGTCACCGCGTCGATGGCCGTCCCATCCTGGGCCAACTGCTGGATGGCTAAGTACAGCGCCCGATAGGGCTGGGTGTAATCCTCCGCACGGGTCATCGCCAGCACCTCCGGCACCCAACCCTTGTCCAGCAGCATGGAGCCAATGACCGACTGCTGTGCCGCAACCCACTGTTCTAGCGCAAAATACTCAGACATATTCACAGCCTCCTTCCTCCACCCGTCCTCTGTCTGGAGACGCTGCCGGTGTCAGCTCGTCCTCCCAGCGTTCCCCGTTGAGCCAGGTGGTGGGGTGCGGGATGACCCCACGCCGCCACTGCTCACTGCGGATGTGTGCGTCCAGACCGGACAGGATTGCCGCAAACAGTACCGGATCCGGGTCGAGCTTCTGCCATTTCTCCCAGGCTTTCTTCTTGCCCTCCTTCCGAGGGTAGGCCGCCCAGAACTGGTCGAACTGATCTCGCTGGCGCACGCTCGCACCGGCAGAGTGTGTTTCCTTTGTTTTCTCTTTGTGTTTATTCTTTGGTAACGCTGCGCCCGTATGGGCAGAATCATCCGCCCGTTCGGGCAGAGCCGTCTGCCCATTTGGGCGAATGGGATTGTCCGTTTGGGCGGACACTTCTACATTGGAAATGCCATAGTACCCCAGGACGTCCTGGGCTGTGATGGTGTACCAGGTTGTCCGGTCGGTGGCCCGTTTGTTGTAGTTCCCCTTCCGGATCAGCGCCTGCTGTTCCAGGCTGGCCAGGATGCGTCGGATCTGCTTCACCGACCAAAACGGGAACCACTCCGTAAACGCCTCCAAGGAACTGAACGTCCACACCTGGCCGTCGTGAATGTTCCGGCCATCCAGGGCGTTCTTGCGCATCCAGTAGGCCAGATTGTGGAGCATGATGGCTTCGTCAAGCCCATACTGTTGGGCAAGCTCCGCTGAAAAGTGATATTCACCCATGCTGACCCCACTCCTCCGCATCTCGCACACTCCGTGCCGCTATGGCGGCATCGGCCACCTCATCCTGATAGCGCCGCACCGCATCCCGCAGGTCACGCACCATCTGCTCCACGCCGGTCAAGGACAGCCCTGCCTTTTCCAGCTGCACCCAGGCTTTCCACTCCTGCCCGTACCGCAGTTGAGCGCTGGACTCGTCCACCGCTTCGGCGGACGCCAACAGCCGCTGTGAGATCAGCAGCACAGAGCGCAAAATGGACGTGCTCCGTTTCTCTGGTGTCATTGCCATATCTGTACCTCCTGGCCAAGCCATTTCACGTAGGCGTCCAAACCGCTATAGCGACACTTTTCATGTTCTGTCTCCTTGGCCGGGCAAGGGCCATAGAGTGCATAACAATCCCGACAAATCTTGTCATCCAGTGCGCCTGCTGAAATTGCGGCGAACATCGCTGCCAAGTCTCTGTCGGTCATCCTGCGGATTTTATCACCGTTTGTCATTGGTATCCCTCCCTTGATTTTTGATTGATGGTTCCGCCGATGGGACTTGAACCCACGTCTGCCATTCCTGCCACGGATGTAACGAAAACACAACAAGTTCTGTAGAAAAGAGAAGGATATGAACCCAAAATGTTGTGACAGGACTGGCCGTCTCACCATCCAGACTGCGGCGGCATGACCCGGCCAGAGGCCGGGCATTTGGGGAGCTGTTCCGCCAGGGGCGGGAGTTGCACCCGCGCCCCGACATGATACCGCCGGAGAGGATACCGGCGGGCTGGAAGCCGAAAAAAGAAGAATAAAAATAGGAGTTTTTTAACATGAGGAAAAGAAAGAGGTTAAACTGTGTAGGTAGGTTCAAAATGAGTATAGTTGGCTTCCAGCGACGGGTCGAATTACGCCTCCGACCCGTTTCGGCCGGACGCGATCCGGCTCTCATCAGGCTGGGTATTGGGTTGTGACAGCTTGTCCATTCCCGTCACTCCCGCGCCGCCGCACAACGGCGGGCCATCCGGCCCACCGTCAGATGGGTGCGCTGATACATATCATGGAGCGTGCGGTTCACCTGTGCTGCCTTCGCCCGCTGGGCAATGGCAACGATACGCCGCGAAGCGCTCACACGTGTCGTGGCAGATGGCCTGCCGGTCGGCGCAGTCAATACAAGGACATTTCATCTTCGTCCTCCTTCCACTGGCTGGACATGACCAACTCCGTCTTCCGCCGGATGCCCCGATAGGCGGTCATGGCCACCGCCAGCATCAGCGCTCCGCCCCCCAACAGGATGACGGCAGCCTGATAGCGCTCCAAGATACCGCAGGCGATGCCGGAGCAGCCGGACACAAAGCCCAGCAGACCCGCCATGTCACCGATCAGCGCGAACTTCTTGCTTTTTTCGTTCATGATGTAGTTCCTCCCTATTCCTCTCGCCATTCGATGGCGTTTTCTTCTGCCCAGCGCTGCAATCGCGCGGGAAAGATGAAGTATTGATATTTGCCATCCGCCAGCTGGTCTGGGACAGCCACCGCCGCAGGGGCGAACACCCCGGCAATAATGCCGGCTTGCAGCTTGTGATTGTCGCCTGGGATCCCATGATCCCGACACCACTGATAGAACCAGCTCAATGTTTCCGCTCCAATCCACGGCAGTTTCTCCATACAAATCACCTCACCTTATCCTATGCGTGTGCTGGGTTGTCCTAGTTTGTTTTACTTCTTCGACGTCACCATTTACTTCTGCATCACCTATGGAAGATCTTCTTCCACACAAATGCAGTAGCTGCCTTTATCTCTTCATCGGATAGGGTCAGTCCTCTTTTCCCCATGATGTGTGCAAGCGACTGCGTACAGACATAATATTTCAGCCATTTCAGGGCGCAGATTGCTGTGGCAATCGCCAAAAGAATCGTCACGGTTCCACCTCCCCTCTCAGCTTGCTCCATCGCTGCACCTGTGATAAGATACAGTTGAAAGGAGGGATTTATTTGAAGCTAAATCCAGATTGCATTAGAGACATTTTACTTTCTGTCGAGGATGCCTGTGATTTCAACAAAAAGTTAATTTACAGCCGAGATACAGACATCCAGCGGTTGCAGAAGTATAGTCACGATGAAATCATTTACCACATTCGCCAGTGCAAACTTTCTGAACTGATTATCGGTTCCAAAATATTTGATGGTGGAGAAAGCTGCATCATTGGTGACCTTTCGCCCGCCGGTCATGAATTCTTGGCTAACATTCGCAAAGATACCGTGTGGAATGGGGTAAAGTCAGTAGCGGGGAAAGTTGGCGCAACCTCGTTATCTGCTTTAACCCAAATCGCCGCAAATGTTGTCACTGAGCTTGTCAAAGCTCAGTTCGGCCTCTAGGTTGTCAATTCTTCTTGAACAGGTGTTTTAACACATACATACAGCACGCCTTCGACTCTTCCATAGTCGGGGGCGTGTAACCTTTGTCAAACATGAATTTGACCAGCGAGGCACACGCTACCCATCGAGTCACCCAACCAATAGCACAAATCCCTGTGGTGATGGCAAAAATGATTGTCATGTTCTCACCTCCCCTCTCAGCTTGCTCCATCAGTCACTCGCCCTCATGATCTGCAATCACGAGTTTAAGGGCACAAATTGCTTTATAGGTCCAGAAGAGTCTCCGCAAAGCAAGCTGCAACATCCAGAGGTCTTCCATGTGGTATACATCAAAAGTGCATGTAGATGGCACTGCCGAATACGTATAACAACTTCCACCTCCTGGCGCAGAGAAGGCACTGCCACGCTTTCCCTGCGCTTCTGCTTTCAGAACCGAAAACTGTCATACATCCGAAGGGTTTCCCGAGCGGCCTGGTATTTCTCCGCCGCCGCTTCCTTCTCCTTTGCTTTCTCAGGGTCATTGCAGTCCTTGAGATTCCGCCATTCCTCCTCAGCATCCTTTGCCCGTTTCGTCAATGCTAATCTGACTCGGTAAATTTCATATGCGGTCATGTTCTCACCTCCCCTCTCAGCTTGCTCCCATCGCTGCACCTATGATAAGATACAGTCGAAAGGAGTGGTGCTGTATGAAATTTTGCGCTATAGCATTGAGCGCTACATCATCTCAAATCCCCTGGTTCCTCGACATATCATCCGACCGAATGGCAAACGCAGTAACCATAATTGTTGCACTAGCGGCTATCATTTCTCCCGTAATAACCGCTATCATAAACAACAGGCATCAAAGGAAAATGCGTGAATTGGAACTAAAGGAACAGCAAAGAAACGATGTGATACTGCACAAACGTGAGATTTTTGAAGGGTACTTACAATATGCCGGTGCGTGTGTCGCTCATGCCGAACCGAGTGAATTACAAAACTACGGTGGCTACTACCAGCGTGCGTTGTTTTATGCACCACCAGAACTACATAGAGAGATGCTTCTCCTTCACGATGAAATGCGTGAGTATAAATGGGATGATGCAAAAACGACATTAAACGCTATTACGATCGCATTGAAAGCATTTAATGAATTAAATACAATACATATGTAGTACCGAGCAGAATAGCCAGCGTATAAATTGTATATGCGATAGCGCTCCCAGGCTCACGGCACAGATAAGCAAACACGCCTTCGCAAATAACCCCCGATACCCACAGGATAAGCAATGCTACTCCAGTTGACATTTTCCTTGTCTCCTTTCAGTCACTCCCCTCTCAGCTTGCTCCCATCCCCGTCCATATGATAGAATGTAGACGAAAGGACGTGAAACAAATGAAACGTATTTCCCGACATTATCTGAACAAAACTCTGCGCACAGTAGCGGAACACTGTCAGCACGGCAATTGTCTTTGGTCTGATGACAGCCTGAAAACTTTCTGTGACAACCCCAAGAATGTGATTGCGCTAAATATGCTCCGTGAATTAGGAAATATTAGCATCTTATATGCGGATAACCGCATCTACCACGTTGGATTCAAGTCGCATAGTTATATCTACTTGCTTACCTGGTCAGAGAAGTGGATTGAACGTCTCATCGGCTTTGTTGCTGGTGTCGCCAGCACTGTTTTGGCTGGATTGATCATGTTTTGGATCACCGCTTAAAGCCACATACGCACCAGCCGCAACAGAAGCAAGCCAACCACGGCACCCATAAAGTAGAACACAAGCACCAACGGGTCAAAGTCTTTCACGCTTCTCACCTCCCCTCTCAGCTTGCTCCAGCTTCTACCCTGTTTCCCGGCACTGGTCAGCTGGCTTCTTTTTCTGCTTCCTGTTCATCGTCAGGGATGGACTCCAATGCTCTCATTCCAGCGGAAATGAGTTCACGAATCATATCGGACTGTGTGCTATCAAAGAACATCTTTTTCTTGAACCTCGTCAGAAGAACTTCCATTTCAGGGGTAACAACAAAGGTCAATCGTTTCATCGTAGTAGCCATAACAGCACCTCCTTTCTTTCAGGGTCTGAACCTCTGAACTTGTCTGCATTATAGTTCAGAACCTATGAACTTGTCAAGTGTTTTTTGTTTTCAGCTTGACAGAACGTATGAACCTGTGCATAATATGAACTGCAAGGAGGTGAATATATGCCTACTCAAAAACCTCGCTATACAGTCATTGTTGATGAAGAAATGCTGAAAAAAATTGACGATTATCGCTTTGAGAATCGCTTTCCCAGCAGATCAGCAGCAACCATAGAACTCATAAAGTTGGGTATGGAGCAACTTGAAAAAGAACAAGCAGCAAAGCAAAAAGAGGAATCGGACACTTAAATTATACAAGAAACAGGGTACACAAAACCGGACTAAACCAGCAAACTGCAAAGCCTGGCATAAAAAAATGCCAGGCAAACCACCTTTTTGCTATGCTATTGACAAGTTCGTTTCACTGAAATCTTGCTATTCCTCTCAATATCCTGTATCATGGAAGTATCTACCGCAATGCGGTACAAATTGACATTGAGAAGGAGAAAAAAAGAGATGAAAAGAATGTTATGCTTGCTGTTGGCCACCAGCATGGCGCTGATGTTGTTTGGTTGCAGCAGCGAAACTGACAAGTCGAAAAGCGTTGACGCTGCCACTGTTTCTGTAGGCTCCACCGGTATGCGTGTCCAAGAAATCAACGGAATTGAATACAAGATTCCTATCACATGGGAATCTTACACAAAAGGTGATAATTATTACTATTACCCAGAAGGGCAGAGCGCTTCACAGGAAGCAATGCTGATGGTTAATTATGCGTCTATGGACGGCAGCATGGATTATAGCAACGTATCTGATACGATGGATGCTTATGCAGATGGTGTTGGCGAGGCTGATGGTGCGTCTAACCTTATGCGAGGCACTTATCCCGAATGGGGAGATGACGCTATTAAACTGACATACACTCTTGATGTGGATTCTGTTTCGTATAACGTCACACACTACGCCACCCCGGTACTCATGGACGGCATCTTTTCCATTGCCTTTTTTGGGGGCAAAAAATACCAGCCTTTTTATGACTTTATTTTGGAGAATGTGAAATTTCCTTCCCAATCTGATGCCGCCCTTGATGACGATAACAGCCTAGATGATTCAGATGACGATGATGATGACTACTATGATGACTATAGCTATGATTCAAGCAACGAAAGTGACGGTTTTTCCGCCTCGTCCGCATCTAGCGATAATAATTCCTTGTCCACCGAACGAGCTTCCGCTCTACAAAAAGCACACGACTATTTGAACTATACCGCGTTCTCACGCACCGGCCTGATTGAGCAACTAGAGTTTGAAGGGTTTTCCAACGAGGACGCAACCTATGCCGTCGATGAGTGCGGCGCAGACTGGAAAGCGCAAGCAACCTTGAAAGCTAAGGAATATCGCAAGCTCACCGCCTTTTCGCATAAGGGTCTGGTCGAGCAATTGGAATTTGAAGGTTTCACCCACGAACAAGCAGAATACGGCGTCTCTCAGGGTGAATGACACAATACTTAAAATACAACACTGCCCTGGTGCTGCCAACACCAGGACATTCCAAAACGCAATTTCAAAATATAACCGCAAATACTTGTTTGAGGTGAAAGATTCTTTTCCATTATGCTCACGCTGCACCTAAAGGATTGATACACTCTTTTACTCAAAAATTACAAAAACGCATACAATCGTAATTTGTCATTTCTACGAATATCATGTAACATGGGAGTATCTTCCGTATCAGCATGATTGCGGAAGAAAAACCCCATGAAAGTAGGAGAGTTCAAATGAAAGTAGCAAAATTGGTATCGGGGATCATCTCCATCGTGTTGTGTCCCTTAGTCCTGTTCCAGTCCTGTGCCGCTGGCGTTGGCAACGCAATGGCGGAAAACGGGGAAGTGAGCGGTTCCGCCGGTCTGTTCGTGGCAATCTGCTTGATCGTTGCTGGCATCGTCGGCCTGGCCACCAGGAATTCCGAAGGCAAGGGTGCTTCCATCACCACCGCCGTGTTTTACATCATCGGTGCGCTCCTGGGCTTTGCCAACGCAGGCTCCTATTCTGACCTGAACATCTGGGCCGCTGTGTGCGTCATCTTCGCCATCCTCTATATTGTCGCTGCCGTGAAGGCCAAAAAGCCGGAGGCAAAAGCCGACCAGTCTGAACAGTAATTTCATAATATAAAAACCGCCCTGGTGCTACCAACACCAGGGCGGTTTAAAAGACGGTAACTGAAAAGTACAACTAAAACTCTTTCGGTTATTGAAATTTCGTTGTTTATCATGTACTATGGAAGCATATAGAAAGGAGGCGATTCCCCTTGCCGAAAGAATACGAAGAACTGCGGGAAGAAGCCCTCTATAACCTGCGTTCCTACATGGACAGTCTTGACCCCAAGAAAGGGCGTATCCTTGCATACTGGATCAAAGACTACACACGCTTTTTGAAAAAGGAAGCCACTTTTGATCCCAAAAAGCTGATTCGATATAAAAGAGGCTCTATTGTAAAGGCCCACTTAGGGTATCGTATCGGCAGCGAGGAAGGTGGCCTGCACTATGCGGTGGTAGTCGATGTACATAACGCACTATCCAGCAAAACATTGACTGTAATTCCTCTTACTTCTCTAAAACCTACCTCCAAGATATATGCATCACAAGTTCTATTAGGTGATGAAATCTATAATCGTCTAGAAAGTAAAATAATCCATACAATTGAGGAAGCTGAGGCGCTTGAAAGAGATATTACACAGCGACTTGCAGAACTTGAAAATATGCCTCCTGACGCCGATGGCGCAAAACCTACTATTACCGCTTTTGAACGACGCCTTTTATCAGGAGGAATTGATACCATCAAACAGAAGATTTCTTTGGCTAAAAAAATGAGTTCTGAAATTCACAAGATGAAAACTGGGAGCATCGCACTGGTAAATCAAATTACCACTATCAGTAAAATCCGCATTTACGACCCGATGTACCCGCTTGATACTCTTTCCGGAATTCGTTTGTCTGATGAAAGTTTGGATAAGCTAGACACCCAAATAAGAGCATTGTACACAAAAACGGATAAATAATTGTTTGAGGACATGCATTTGTGATTGACTTCTGACGTATACTGTGATATGATGATTGAACTGAAACAGCGCTGTTTACCAGCACTGGAAAAGACTTTGCCGCTTGCCGGCATTTGAAAAAATCATCTCAATGGACGGCTCCTCACTTTTGTGGGGAGCCGTTTCATATTGGTGACGTCACCAATATGATTCTATTTTCTCTGAACTGCTCGAATAGTTCGAGTCGTTCCCTTTGTTGGGGTATATATCGCTTTCAATTGATACTGTGGTTCAAAAACGCATACAGATGATCCTGAAAGGAGAGATTGCCATGGCAAAATGCATCTACGCCCGATGCAAGCGCTCCATCCCGCCCGACGCCATCTTCTGCCCCTACTGCGGCCGGAAGCAGGTGCGGGAGCAGAAGCCCAAAAAACACCGCACCAGGGAGAAGGGCACCGGCAGCGTCTACAAGCTGTCGGGCAACCGGAAGCGCCCCTATTACGCCGTGCTCAACGGCAAGTCTGCCGGTCGGATGTACGCCACCCGGCAGGAAGCGGAGGCGGCGCTAGAATCCATGTTGGCCTGCACCCGTCCGGAGGTGTTCGCCTACACCCTGGAGGACTGCTTCAACGCCTGGTCTTCGGTGGCCTTCCGGGACATGAGCACCAGCTCCCAGCGTGGCTACCTGACCTCCTGGAGCTATGTGCCGGAGCGGCTGCGGCAGAAGCTGGCGCGGGATGTGCGCAGCGACGACTTCCAGGAAATCGTGGATGCGCTGCAAGGCCGTGGCCTGTCCGAATCCACGGCCAAGCACCTGAAATTCCTCTACTCCCAGCTCTGCCAATGGCTGATGCAGCGGGACGTGCTGAACAAGAACTACGCCGCCTTCGTCACCGTGCAGAAAACGGCCAAGCGCCCCATTGAGACCTTCACTGTGGAGGAGATCGCCAAGATCAACGCCTTGGCAACCGATGGCGCAGACGCGGATCGCTGGACACAGACCGCAAAGCTGACCATGATCTTCCTGTTCACCGGAATGCGCATCACCGAGCTGTTCACTTTACCTCTGGTCAATGTCCACCTGGACAGCGCCGTGCCATACATCCAAGGCGGCATCAAAACGGAGGCCGGGAGAAACCGTATCATCCCCCTCCACCAGCGTATCCTCCCCTATGTGCAGTACTTCGTCGCCCACGCTGCCGGTGACCTGCTGGTCAGTGGCTTCTGTGGCAACCAAAAGGCCAACGGCTGGCGAGCACGGGATTACAAGGGGATGTTGGAGTTCCTGGGCATCCCGTACAAAGTCCCCCACAACACCCGAAAGACCATGGCCACCAATGCCGCACAGGCAGGCGTTGACCAGCTCGCCCTGGCAAAGCTCATGGGCTGGTCTGACCTGGAAGTGGGGAATAAATACTATATCGCCCCCGACGTGGCCTACCTGGCAGGAGAGATGGATAAGCTGAATGGGTGGGACAAAAAGTTAGATAAGAGTTAG